ATTATGTGCTTCGTATCGGCTTAAAAGTCTTTTGACATACTTAAACCTATTAACATCTTCCCTAAATTCATTAACATCTATGCACTCAGGATTATTATAATGTTGAGATGCATAAAGCTTAAAATTCTTTCTATTCAACTTATCAAATACTTTCATCATATATTATATATGTAACCTTAAAGGTTAATATTTTTACTTCTTGCCAGGTTCGCCGTAGTTAACACTCCAATCACTTCTTGGAAAATTAACAAATGATTTAAGATTACCTAATTCTTTTACCATATCATCAAAGTTAACATCACCCTCTACTTGACCTCTTGGTAAGTCTGGGTTTTTACCAGGAAAGCCTGGATAGATATCTAATTCAAAATCGCTTGATCCTTTACCAACCTTGAAACCTTTTACAGTCTTAGGGCCGTTAAGAACTTCATCTTCTTTGTATCTTAAACCTAATTTTTTAAAATGCTTTTGCACTATTTTTAAAGCTGCTTTAACATCGTTAATAACCTGTGTTCCAGTGTTATCTTCATCTCCAGCTGTTTGATTCATTTTTAACTTACCACTGAATCCAGTAATATGCATAGTTTTAAATGGTGGTTTAGGTGCCCTAAACGCTTCTCTAAATTCAAAAAAGTTCATTAGTCTGATTCTCCTTCACCTGCATCATAGTTTTTATCGACATAGTTAAAGAATTCTTTTCTTTTCTCTTTGTCTAACTCTTGAGGTGATTTAACTCCAAATTTCTTTAATGCGCTTTGAAAGAAAGCTTGATATTTCTTCTGCTTATCAGTCTCTTCACTCTTAGGTTTTTCATGAGTGTATCCAAGCTTTTTCATTCTTACATGATCTTCAGGCTTTTCAGCTTTATACTCTTTGCCTGTTTTAGGATCATACATCATATGAGGTTCAAAGGCTTCTTCTAAATCTTCTTCCTCTTTAATGTCTTCGAAAAGCTCTGGATATAGATCTTCTAGATCTTCTGCATCCATTCCCATAATATCAGGGTCCATCATCATATTAACAATAGCCTGTTTATCGCCAGAAATGTCAGCCATACCTCTACCTTTAGCTTTAATCTTTACTTTATGTTTTTTTTGGGCATCAGTAGTAACTTTTCTATCTCCGACATAATCGACATCAATAGTAGTTTTACCTTTACCCGCTTTCAGCTTCTTTTCTTTAATGTTGCTACCATCAGCTTTCATTCCTGATTTTTTAACAACATGCTTCTTTTTAAAATCCTTTTCGCCAGTTTGTGGACCATTTTTACCAGATGGTGATTTTGGTTCATCAACTTCCTTAACGGATTTTTTACCCTCAAGAACATCGCTAACTGATGCAGCAATGCTTTGAGTTTCTTTATCATGCAATTTTGCCATTTTATTTTCCTCTCTTATTGTATGAAAAGCATTCCTGTAATCCCAGTGGCTGCTGCCGCGATGACTACCCAGAATATTTTATTTATTACACTTACTGTAGAAGCATTAGACCTAACTAATCCTTCTAGCCTATCAACTCTATTTATAAGAGTTAAGATTTGTTCTCCTTGTTGTTTACCAAATTCGGTTAGAGTAACAATCTTTTCTTCAGCGCGTGCCAAAGCTATAATAGCTTCAGACATACGATCTATTTTTTCTTCTATACGGTCAAGCCTTTGGGCTTGTTCAGCTCTTTGTTCCGCTGCTGTACTCATATTTATATATCCTACATCGTAATGGCGTTACGCCTTTTATTAATCTATGGTATTCTCCTTTTTTAATATCAAATACCATACCCTTTTTTAATAGCCAGGGTAAGCAATTTTGTAATTGGAATTGCCATCCTTCGCCATCTAAAATTTCTACTTCCCTGTCTTCCATATCACGGTGCCAAACGTATTCTGCGTCTGTCTTTTCTGGTAAGAATTCTCTTATAGATCCTTCTTCCCAGTATGGTTTACCAAAAGTAATTTCCACCACCTTTTAATCCTAGGTCTTTTGCGTACTTTGGTAATCTACAAGACCAGTAACCTGGAGTGAGTTTATCTGTTTTAGTATCGCAGTTGTGTCGTGATGCAAAATTCCTAGCTGCATCGCGATCATTGATTTTAGAAGTAAGACCACCTTTTTCGTCTCCAAAATTTATTTTCTTTATGTTTCCAGTTTTAGGGTTTTTAACATATACAACATATTTTTTAGGTCCTGAACTTCTACTTGGTTTATTAAGTTCTGGATCAGGGCCTTCAATCAATGGTTGCTCTAAAGGAACATATGTACCTTCGTATAAACCAAATCTATCTTGAATATGTTCTAAAAAATTATTCATATTTTTTTATTTAGCCGCCAAATTCGTGGCCAGCAACTCTTTTCATTTGTTTTACAAACTCTTTATAGTCTGGCTTATTTTTATAAAGTTTAATTGTAACCTCAGGTCTATCTTTTCCTTTGATTCTCCAGCCGTAACCATCTTCTTTATGTTCTGGTTTAGTTGTTTTTACAACTCTTCTTTTAAATCCAGCTTCCCAAGATTCACCTTTGTTCTTACCTTCATCGACATCTTCTTTGATTTTACCTTTAATTAAATCGTCAAGGTTGTTATCTAACCATTCAATGAATTCGTCTTCATCGTCTCCACGAATCTCACCATTGGAACTTGCCCAATTACTAAGTTCGTCTTCAGCTTTCCTGGATAGTTCTAGGTTACCACTTCTTTGTACTTTCTGAAGTTCTCTTTTGTGTTTACGAACTATATCTTGAATCTTCTTACTTTCTGCTACGGTTTCTTTTGCTACTAACTTCCAACCTTGCCTTTTCATTTTGTCTGCTGTCTTACCATCAACCTTTCTGGTGTATCTACCTTTTTTGACAGTATATTTTTCTGCGCCTTCTTCTACTTCTTCTGGTACACAGTTTGGAACTTCTTTACCATTCTTGGTTTTAGTTCCTACTTGTTTATATCCTGGCCAGCATGGACCTTTGTTTTCATAAAAATCTTTAAAATTTTTCATTATTTGCGTACTCCTTTTTCTAAATCATATAGAAAAGCTTTGTTTTTTGCTTGGCCTTTTGTAGTAATTTTTAATCCTACTAATCTACCGACGTTATTGACTAATTCGGTATTACCTTTTCTTAAATCTTTTTCTAATTTAGTTTGAACGTCTTTAAGCACAACTTTAATAATGTTTGGTATATCCATTACTAATGGTGCTCTTTCGTCAACATTCAGTTTTCTAAATTCTTGAAAAGATTTCATTTTAGGCTATCTATTTCCTTTTTAATTTTTTTATATTCTGGGCCGCCATGCTTAACGTCCATTAATTTATTATATAGATCTACTACTTTTTCCATATCTTTAGCTTTAACTTCATTAACTTCTTCATCAAACATTCCAGAATCTTTCATCATTCTAAGAGCATCTTTTTTTGCTTTTTCTGCATTTGATTTTGAAATCTTTTCAACTGCCTTTTTAATCATAGCTAAACGCTTCTTTTTATCCGCATCTGATAAAGCTTCAAAAGTTAATTCTTCCTTTTGAACATCTTCGTTAGCTAACCTTAAAGCATCTTTAACCATAGGATCATTACCCAATCCTTTTTTCATATTTTCTATTTTTTTATAAGCACCTGTCATATTACCACCCATATCTAATGCTATTTTTACAGCAGCAGATACTAAAGCAGACGGAAATTTACCTCTATACTTTTCTCTTAATTCTTTGAATTTCATTTAACCATTCCTCTTATATCTCTTTTTGCTAGTCCGTATACATCTACCAACCATTTTTCTAAACCTCTTTTATCTCTACTCATGACGACTAATTCCATTTCTCTCTTATCCCAAGTATCGATATACACTCCATCCTCTTCCCATTCATCAGCGTATTCTCTTGGATCGCCCATATCAAAATCTAATGTAGCTTTATAATTTCTTTCAGAAATCATTTGGCTTTCTCTTAATTCTTTAAAACTTTTCATTTTTTTTATCCTTTTACCTTAGCGGCTAAATCTTTGTCAGCTTTACCCCATGTTCCGCTTGACTTAGTAACAAATGAATTAACTCTTGCTAATCCCCATTGAATTGGTGTAGTGCCTGGTCTGTGTCCAGTTCTCCATGCAGCTACTCCTCTATCAAAAACTTTCTTTAATATACCATAAGGCATTCCACTTTTATCAGCTTTCTTTTGAATAGCTTTTTTAGCTCCGCCTTTATCTTCTACTATATAATCTTCAAATGTAAAGCTTTCACCGTACATTTGCTTATACTTTTTAGTATGCTTAGATGTTTTAGTTTTTGCTGTTGCATCACCAGGAGCTGGTTTGTAAGCTGCTGGGTTATCGTCATCCATCTTTGATTGTTTCTTAAATTGTGCTGCTCTTTTATCTTGCGTTGATTTACCTAAACCTTTATGATATTTTTTAGGTCTCTTCTTTTTCTCTTCGTTTTGGCCTGGTGTATCTTTTTTATATTTTTTAGTTAATTCATCAGTTCCATCACAACCTGCCATTGATTCTACAGATTCCAACCAAACTCTTTTTCTAAAATCGCCAAAATTAACTAATAGATAGTTACTACCTCTATGTTGTATAGTTCCAACATTTCCGCTTTCTTTTAATCTGACTTCTTCGCCTTCGTTAAATAGATTTCCTTCAATATATTCTTCTCTTGTTTCTGAAAGCTTTGGTAATTCGACATGTGGTCTTACTGATTCTTTCTTTAAACCCATTCCTTTACGAACAGCATAATATAATTCAGTTCCATCCCCTGGAACGCCAGATGAGAATCCTCTTAAGTCTCCGGCCGCGGCAGCTGCTCTCATTTTAGATGCAGACATTCCTGATATTCCTTCAGCATCTGGATCTCTTTCGCCAGCTGAAACAACTTTTATTGCACCTTCAAATTGATAAAAGCCATGTTTTGCTTCTACTCCATTATACTTATTTAATAGTATATCAAATTCTTTGATCCTATCAGATCCTGCAACCATTGTTACTTTTGTGAATCCTTGGTCGTATAATTTAGTACCAATATCCATAACATGACGAACATCGCTGTCAGCCATTATGTTTCTTGCGTGTTTTGGGAATATTTTACGTAGGAATTTTATTTTATCTTTAAATTGTAATGGATTCTTTTTAGCATCTTGTGATTTAGATGCATAAATTCTATACGCACCGCCACGAGCTATTTTCTTAAGAGTAGTAAATAACTTTTCATGGCCTGTTGTTGGAGGATTAAACCTGCCAAAAACAAATGTTATTTCTTTGGTTTCCTCGACTAAATAGTCGGAAAAGCTTTTAATTTCCATTATCCTCGGTTCCCATTAGTTAGGATTATCCCAACCTTTTATAATATCTTTGCTGAAATTATTAGTAGAAAATTCTAATCGGTCTACTAACTTAACAGCTCCACCTTCCATACGATCTATAGCAACAAAACCTTCAGGGTTGGTTACTCTAAATCCGGATGTTGTTTTTACAAACGTCCCAATCTTTGATAGTTTGTTTAGTTTATTTATAAGAATTAATTTACTATCAATCACTAAATTTTGTAAATCAAATATCATTTGTAGATTTTTTAAATTGCTTTTACTGAAAAATTTTAATAGTTCATCTCTTTTTGTTATTTGTACATCTTTACCAGCTTGTGATGATCTTTTATCTATTTCTTTAGCATATCTGTCATTAACAAACATGATTAATCCAGTAGCATGTTTTTTGGTATTTTTAATTCTTTGTCCTTGCCTTACCATTCTATTATTGTAAATGTTAACAATAAGGTTTAATTCTTTATTAGACTCTAGCTCTTTTAATGTACTAGTTTGTATAGTTCTAAATATTTTACCAGCTGATGATAACTTTTGTGATAATAGTAAAGTTTCTTTAGCGGTAAGCGTAGCCGTTCCTGATAAGTCTGGCAATGTAGCATCAACCATCCATACATCCTTTGTTTTTCTTAGTTTTGGTACTATTTCTTTACCAAACTCTGCTGTCATTGTTTCAAATGATCCGCCAGAATATGCAGTATGCCAAACAATACCTATTTTAGCTTGTGCTATTTCTTTAGCTAAAGCGTTATCTGATGGTATAGCATATACGATTGTATTTGGATGGAAGGTTAAATGATTAATTCCATTAATTTTTTGTGTTTTTAAATCTGATTGTTCAAACATAAAATCACCTTGTATAACATCTGTAATGCCTAAATCTTTTAAATTATCGAAAGCTAGTTTTAATTTTCTGTTAAGATCTCCAGAGGTATCTGCATCAATATCTTCATAATTTTTATACACTTTAGGATTTTTTGCAAATATTCCCTTTTTAGCAACAAAGAATTTTCCATCCGTAGGATCTAATCCTGCGAATACAGCGGGGGCCCCGTCCCATTTAACGGTAATGTCCACAGGTGCTTTTGCACTACCAGATAACATATCCCTCAAAGATCTAAGCGCTAGGATAGCTTGGCGGGCCCCCTTGACTCCTCCATCAAGGATTAAATCCTCTATGTGTGTCATGTGAGTGTTTTTAGATTCGGATAAGTATGTTGTTAATTTTTTCATTATTTTCCTGCCTTTACATAAACTGCTGATTCACTACCTTTAGATCCAGCATAATTTACAAAATGAGTTACAAGAGCATTAGCTACAGTACCACCAGCTTTATCTAT